CCGAGCCCGATGCCGGCGACGATCATGTCTCGCTCGGACCCTGCACCGATTGTGAACACGCCAGTAACGAGCTTGCGTCCATCAGTCCGCTTCCGCACTTTGGTGAGACCCGGGGTGTCGGCGTTCATGTGGAACTCGTACATCTCCGCAGTGAGCGCCGGGGCGGCATCCGTACCCACCCGCGCCAGATACTCGAGCGTCCCCGTGGAGGACCAGCGCGGTTCGAGGTCAACGTCCGGACCGCCGGAACTGGTCTGCAGGGTGGTGAGAACCTTGTCGACGGTTTGGAGGTTCCAGTTCCCGATGGTCAGCGAGTGGGTCCCGGCGACGTCGGGCGGCATGACGATCGGCAGCGAGTAGTTCGAGAACGGTCCCGTCGTACCGTAGATCAGCGCATACGAGGCGATGGTGCGGTACTCCCGGTTGATCACGCTGAACACGCCCGGGTCGTGGGCTGCCTCGTTCGCCCAGTAGGAGGGGACGCCGAATGGGTAGCGGTTGGTGAGAATCAGCCGGAACGGGGAGTGGTTGACCGTGAGCCGTTGCGTGTCGCGGTCGAGGTCGACGTCGGTGATGATCCGGGCGTCACGGACGATACCGTTCTCGGACGTGACGAGGGTTCGGGACCAGTCGATCTTGGTCAGATCCTTGTAGCCGATTCCCGCGTTCTCCGTGGCCGACAGATCGAAGGTGCTGGACTTCTCCGCCCCGATGGTGTTCATCTGCCGACCCCAGCCATTCGCCGAGGGGAAGACCGGGGAGAGAGGGGTGCCAGTCTGCGTGTCGCAGATGGTGTACGTCTTCGCCATCAGATGAAGGTGTCCGGGGTCAGGGCAGTGAGCACGAGCGAACCGCCAATCGGGGTGATGGACTGAGAGACCTGCGTGCCAGGCGGGACCGCCCATGTGCCGCCCGCGGTCACCACGCCGGTGACGTAGACGCCGTCGCGCATCAGGAGCCCGGTGGCCATATCGATCGAGTGCGGGTGCCCGGCCGTGACGGCCGCGGTGACGGTGTAGGTCTTCCCGCCGGGCCCATAAATCGTGTAGCCGCCGGTCGCGGTACCCGTCACTGTGAGGACAGAGGTGGCTTTTACATTCCCGTAGTGGAATGAGACGACGGATCCGCCCGATACCTGCGACAGGTTCATGGCCCCGAACTTGCGAGGGTTCGGGCACTTGATCATCAGCTGGAAGTCGCCGAACGCCTCGCCGCCGTACGGGTCGAAGGTGGGCTTCGCGCCAAGCCGCCCCCGCGCCCAGGTCGTCCGCCCGAACTGCTGCACGACGATCTGCTGGGCGTTCTCGGCGAGGAGGCCAACGAGTTGTCCCTGATACCACGACAGCTTCGCTTCGCTCTCGGCCTGAATCCAACCCTCGAGGGTCACGAACCGGGCGCCGAGGAACTGGGGCACATCGAAGTCGCCGTGCGCTTGCGCACGCTCGATCGACTGGATGCGCGGCTCCACACCATCATTCCAGCCCTTCAACCCGTCAGGGGTGAGGTGGTAGCCGATCGCGAGCGGGTCACCGTCACCCCAGAAGGGGACCTGACCCACTCGCACGACCAGGGGAAGTGCGTCGCTCATCGGCGTCTCCTGATCTGTCGATTCACGGCGTTGGCGACGATCTCGCCCGCTTCGTACTGGTCGATGCCTGTGCCCTGCAGGATCACGTCACCGGTCCACGCGGGGCCGGTGTTCGTGGTCGAGCTGGTCGAGGTCGACCCGCCGTCGGCGAACCGCTGGCCGCCGGCCGGGACGAGCTGGTAACCGAACTCCTGCGCGGCCGCGGCAAGGACCTGAGTGGACTGCTGCCGCTTCGACTTCGCGGCTGGGATGTACCACTCGCCTTCGGTCTCCGGCTCGGCCCAGACGCGCGTGGTGCCCGCTGCGGCGAACTGGGCGACGTGGTGCTCGGCCCCGCCGTTGGCGTAGAAGTTGACCTTCCCGCCGTCGGCCTTGCTGATCTGGAACTTGTCCAGCGGGTTAGCTTTCTTCGGAGGGGCGGCAGCTGCTTTCTCGAGTGCATCCAGCCCGGCCTGGTTCATGATCAGTCCACCGACTGCCAAGTACTTCGTCCGGAGTGCGTCGAGCTTCGCCATCGCGTCATCGACGTGTGCGTAGGCGGTGAACTCGGCCTTGGTCGGGATGTGGAGGATCATGTCGGAGAGGTCAGACGCTGCCTGCCCGGTGATCCCGAGCTTCGCAATGCGAGCGTCGATCTGTCCTTTGCTGGCCTCGAGCGACGCACCGTATTCGTCGTACCCGCCGCCGGCGTCGACGATCGCCTGCCCTGAAGCCCCCGCCGCCTTCGCGATGTCATCGAGAGCTGCTTGGTTGGCGCGACCCTTCTCGGTGGTGATGTCGAGGGTCTTGCCGTTCTTCGCGATCGATGCGTCGAAGTCGTCGTACGCCTGCTCCAGCGCCCGGGCTGCCGCGCGCGCGTCGAGGTGCACACCGTTGAGGGCGTTCAGTTCCTTCGAGAGGTCCTGAATGGAGGTCACGACTCCATCGACCGCTTCGGTCACAGTGCCGTACGAAGTCGCGACATCAGCGTTCGAGCTAGCCGAATCCCCGTCAACGGACTGCTTCTGCTCCGCGACACGGATCGCTTCCTTGAGGCTGTCGCTTTCGCCCATCACGCCTTTGGTCACGGCGTCGCTGGCCAAGGCGAAGTCGGTATCGTTCAGGCCGGACCGCTTCAGGGCAGCGTTGTACTTGTCCGTTCCCACTGCGCCCACGTCGAGCGCGTCACGGACCTTCTTGAGCGCCTTCACATTGCCAGTTGCAGCGTCGGTCACAGTTGTGAGGCTGAGCCCGAGCTTCTTCGCCGCCGTGTACGTCGAGTCGCTCTTGAACCAAAGGAAGCTGTCTTCCGTCGCGAGATTCGCCTTGGCTAGGTCCCGTGTGGCCTTCGTAACCTTGTTCGATCCGACTTCGAGAGTGTCCGCGTAGGACTTCGCCTTCGCCTCCGCGTTCGCGTTCGCCGCAGCGACCGCGCCAAGGATCGTCACGAGAGCAGTGATCGCGATTCCGATCACGCCGCCGGCGATCGCTGTGCCGCGCATGTTCTCGCTCAGCTCGGTGAGGGCCACCTTGAACGCCACGATACGAGGGACAACGACGAGTGCCGCCCCGGCGAACAGGAACACCGCGGCTGCGCCGACAGCGATGACGAGCCCAGCGCCCTGCACCTCGGGGGACAGTCCACCGAAGTAGTCGATGAGGTTCGCGGTGGTCTTGGCCATGTCGCGGAGAGCGCCATTGGCCTGGCCGCCGGTCTTCACCAGTGCCGAGTCGAGGGAGCCGCCGACCTTTTCGATGTCGCCGGCGAGGTTGTTCTGCTTGTCCGCTGCGACCTTCGCCGCGTAGCCGCTGTCGTCGACTGCTTTCGTGTAGTCCTCGACGCCCTTCTTCCCGGACTGCATGAGGAGACGAGCGGCGGTGATCTGCTCGTTGCCGAAGATGATCCCGAGGGAGTTGTCCTTCTGGTGGCCGGTCAGCCCGGCGTACGACTTCTGTAGTTGCCCGGCGAGGTTGTCGATGCCGAGGAAGTTGCCCTGCTGGTCGTACAGCTGCACGTTTAGGCGCTCAAGCTCGTCGCGTGCCTGCCGCGAAGGGGAGGTCAGCGAGGAGAGTACGCCACGAAGCGCAGTGCCGCCCTGCTCGCCGACAACGCCAGAGGCGGCGAAGATCGCGAGTGTGCCGACCGTCTCCTCGAGGGAGATGTTCATCGCGTGCGCGACAGGGCCGACGAACTTGAGACCGTTGGCCAGGTCATCGACGGATCCGATGGCCTTGTTCGCGCCCGCCGCGAGTACATCGGCGACGTGCCCGGCCTTGTCGCCGTCGAGCTGGAACTGCTGCAGCGTCGTCGCGGCGATCTCCGCAGCGCGCGCCACCCCGAGTTCACCGGCTGCGGCGAGGACGAGGGAGCCGTTCAGGCCGCCGGAGAGGATCCGGTGGACGTTGAGGCCGGCCTTCGCCAGTTCGTTCTGCGCGTCGGCTGCCTGACGGGCGTTGAACGTGGTTCGGGCGCCTGCGTCGAGGGCTGCATCGGCAAGCTGCTTCTGTTCCTTCGTGCTCGCCTGGGTGGTGGCGCGCAGGTTCGACATGCCTTGGTCGAAGTTGGCGTACTTCGCAACAGCAACAGCAGCCGCGGCTGCGATCGCCGCACCGATGCCGAGGAACGCCGTGCCGACCGTGGTGGAGGCGGCGCGGGACTTCGCGGCGAGCTGCTCGACGGACAGACCGGTGGCCTTGACCTTCGGGGTGGTCTTCTCTGCCTGGTCGCCGACTTCCTTCGTCGACTTCGCAGTCGCGTCGAGAGGGTCTTTCGCCTTCTTCGCGGACTCCCCGGTCTTGTCGAGTTCAGTGCCCGTCTTCTTGAGCTTCGGGGCAGCCTTCTCCGCAGTGTCAGCGAGCTTCGCGACAGTCTGCTCAGCTGCCTTCCCGTCCTGCTGGAAGACCTGAGCTCCGAGCATCTGGATCCGGAACGCGAGCGCGCCTGCTTCGAACAACAGCCATCACCGCCTTCTTCGTCCATGAGTCGTCGGTGTCTAGCAGGCGGAAGATCGCCGTCCGGATGTAGTGCCATGTGCGGGTTTCGAGCGCGACTTCGATATCCGGGATGAAGCCGTGCGCCGCGAGGTCGAGCGCGACCTCGTCGTGGAGATGCGGCATGACGGTGCCGAACATCTCGACCGCGGTTACTCCGCTGCTCGCCGCGCTCGCCTGTTCTGCATGAACCCGCGCTTTGCCGGCGGCAGCTTGTCGACGGTCGTAGTACTCCTGGGTGTAAGCGGGGTAAGTCCCGGTGACTGGATCAGGATCTCCAATGCCGAACTGCGCCCGGTCTGCGTTGGTGAGATTCCCAAAGTCCAGATCAGGAGTTCCAGTGCTTTTTTTGAGCCGGCGAGGCCTTCACCGCCGCTCGTGAAGGCTTTGATTCCTTCGATGCCGAGTGTCGTCTGCCAGTAGAAGGCTGGGACGACGACGGCTTCGCCTTCGGACAGGGACAGGGTGTTCTTCACCCGGGAGTAGTTCGGCCCGTCAACGATCGGGATCGGGTTGCCGTCACTCGTCTCGCCGGGGAGGACACCGTCGACGGACATCTGCCACACGTCGACCAGACCTTCGGGGAGTGCCTGCTGCGCGGCGATCTCGATGAACGACCGTGTCAGATGTTCGCCGGCGTACCCGGGGAGCGGCTTGATGATGAACGGCTCGTCGACGTCCGTGAGGGTGATGTGAAGGTCGCGACCGACCTGTTCGTATTTGTTCATGTGCTTCTCCCTGCCGAGATGAGTGGATGAGGTGCCCGGCGGCCAGAGTTGGCCGCCGGGCGATGCGGCTACGCGCCGCGGGTGTACGCGAGGGCTGCCGAAGCGCCCGCCGCGTTGACGACGATGATCGGAGCGGATCCAGCAACGCCGGCCGGGACTTCCAGAACAACCACGTTGTCCTGACCGCTGATCTGTGTGATGGAGCTCACCGCCACGCCGCCGATGGTCGCCGAGACGAGCGCGCCGAGGCCGTAGCCCTTGACCACGATGTTCTTGCTCTCGATCTGCGCGGTCGGCAGAGCGGACTCCATAGTCGGGAGTCCGTCACCCGCGATGGGGGAGACGATGTCCGCGACGATGCCGTTGGACTTGAGCGTGAACTTGTACGCGTGCTTGTCCGCGAATCCGGTAGCAAGGTCAGCGACGGAGACAGAGTAGGAACCCTGCGTCGCGCCGAGCGCCGGGTCCTTCGCGTCGAACAGCTGCGCGTCCACGAAGTTCGCGGACCCCTTCGCCTTCGCGACGTTGAGGAGGTTCACGAGCCACGGCTGTGCGATCGCCCCGGTGGCGTCGCGGACGGCCTCCACGTCGAAGGAGAGTACCCAGTTGTCGCCGATTTTCTGGGTGGCGTCGCGGCCCTTGTTGCCGTAGTTCTCCCGCTTCACCTCGATCGGGGTCGGGACACCGGCGACGTTGTTCGCGTCTCCGGTGATGTTCTCGAAGATGGCGTTGCGCTTGACGCGCAGGATCTTCTCGAATGCCAGCGCGAGGGTGCCCTCGGTCTGGACGGTGGTGTCGAACAGAGTTGTGTCGGCCACGTGGGTCTCCTAAAGGTGATGGCTGAGGCCCAGATGGGCCGTGGGTCTGGCAGGGTCGCCAGTGAGCGCCACCGGGTGGTGACGCTGGATTGCGGGGGCCGTCAGGCCAGAGGCCTGCGACCGAGGAACGTGAAGGTCTGGAATGTGCCGGGGCGGCCGGACGAATCGGGGCTGATCGGCAGCTCGGAGAACAACGCCACCCAAGAGACGAAGAAGCCGGGCGGGATGTTCTGCTTGTGATCGAGCGCGAGGGCGATGACCGCGGCGAGGTTCTCCGCCTGGATGACGGTGCCCTTGATGCGCGACTGGATCTGCACCCGGTAGAGCATGTCGGCGCGCCCGTCGGCCACCGGCGGCAGCCACGTCAGCACGATCGCGTTGTCGGAGCCGGTCGCCGTCGGAAGCGACGGCCCGTTCGCGTAGATGCCGCGCTCAGTAGACAGATAACTGGACCCGTCAGCCCGGTACGTGCCGAGGCCCTTGTCGGCGAGGTGCTGCGCGAGCGCACGCCGGAACTTGATCGCGTAGGAATCCGGGTCAGGCGCCACGTTTCGCCTCCGCTGCAATGATCGCGCCGAGCTCGGCCTTGTTCTGGAGCGCCGGGTCGGACACGTAGTGCGACTTGCGGCCGTTCTGGAAGTTCGAGTTGCCGTCGTAGTGCCGGCCGAGCACGTCGACGAGGGCCTTGTCCTCGTGCCATCGGGCTGCGTAACTGGCATCGTAAACAACCGAGCTGTCGTCGCCGATCTTCTCGGCCGGGACCGTCGTTCCCGAGGCCATGAGTGTGCCGCCATCGTTCGAACTCAGCGGGACCTCAGCGGCGGACAGTGCGAGCAGTCGCTCGGCGGCGAGGTTCTGGCCCTTCACCGCGCCCATGAGGATGTCCGCGACGACCCCGCCGATGTTCAGCTTCAACGTCACCTGCGAGCTAATGGCGGCCATGGCATCCTCCGATCAGTCCTACACGCGGATCTTGTTCCGAACTATCTTTCCGATGGTCGTCTGCCAGACCCCGTATTCAATGCCAAGCGCAGTCTGAGTGATACCGCCGGCCGCGTGACGAGCACGAATGACTGAAATGTCCGCATCGGACAACTTCAAGTGAAAGTTCCGGTCGCCACGTGAGTCACGACCCTTGGAAACCATGTCGTCGCGGTTGTCCTGCGCACTTCCCGGGAATAAGTGCGCGGGATTGACGCATGGGGGATTGTCGCAGTGATGAAGCACGGAAAGGCCGACGGGAATCGGGCCAATGTGCAGCTCAAACGAAACGCGATGAGCTCCAGCCGTCTTCTGCTTTCCGACCGCGAGTCGCCCGTAGCCCCGTCGAATGCGATTGCCGCGCCATTCCCAACAAGGGCCGATCTCGGGTCGACGCAGAACGACATCCCAGCCGACGCGGTCAAAGCGCTCGCGAAGCGATAGCGAGGGGTGAGCGATGCGAGCGCCCACTTCGCCCGGCGATCCTGTTCTGATCCAGCGCGAGTAGTGCATTTTGCAGTACACGGCTGATTCACCACGAGGTAATTCGCAGCCGTCGAGAGTGCAGGTACGATCGGTCACATCAACTCCTATCCGAGTTGGTCATGCCCCCGGACGTTGGCGCGTCGCGGGGGTCTTTGCTGCCCTGATTCTACCGACTCACGTAGCCCAAACCTCGACGTGATTTGGGGTACGCCGGTTGTAGTTGAAGAAGGCACTGTCGATGACTTCCGCTTCACGCTCGCGCGCGGTGCCGGCGAAGACGGTGATCTTCCCGCGGGCGACGATGTCGTCCTCTGTCAGGAGCACGATGAACGTCGCTGCGAAGATCTCGGTGCCGAACGTCGTCGAGGTTGAACGGCGGTCGATGATGAGCTTCCGCTTCTGCTCGACGTACGCGGGCACATCGAGGTCAGGGTCGGACCAGGTGTCACCCTCGGAGCCTTCGCCCACCAGTCGGACGATCGCGACCCTATGCGGAAGGTGCTTGCGGCGAAGCTGCGGCATCAGTACCTCGGATCGGTGGAGAGGCGTCCTTCACTGAGAATGCGGAGGGCCTCCTCGTGGAGGATGCGTACGGCCTTCTCGCCGATGTGGTCGGAGGGCTTCGGGTTCTCGTTCACCCGGGACGATGTGGTGCCGAGAGTGACGGAGCCGATGCTGATCGCGCCAGCCTTCGACTCGGCGCCCGTATGGTCGCCGCTGGCCTCCCAGTACTCGACGACCGCGCACGTCGCCTCAGTGAACGCCTCAAGCGTCTTGACCGAGGTCGGCATGCCATCGTCGTCGACGTCATAGACCCACAGGCGTGTCAGCGCGTCGATCTCGATCGTCGCGGAGCGGAGCCGCTTGACCAGCTTCGGGTCCAAGCCATCGAACGGCTCCTCGGCGAGCGCCGCGTACTGCTCGGTCGTGGCGTAGTTGCGGGCCATGGTTACTCCTCGGTGTCGGGCGAGCGCTCCGAGAGTGCGGGGGGCTGCACAGCGCGCGTGATGGTGAAGTTGTCGAGCGTCAGCGGGGGCTTGGCGTCGACCGCGTTCTCCTCGAGCCGCACCGCGATCGCGTCGAGCAGGTCGGCCTTCTTGATGTTGGCCGGGTACTCGATACCGAGGCTGTCAGCGAAGACCTTCAGCTCGGGGACGGTCGAGGCCTCGATCAGGTTCGGCAGGGCGTCGAGTTCGATCACGAAGTGATGCTGCTCGAGCGCCTGGGTGAGGATCGGATTCGTGTCCGGGTTGAAGTCCTCAGCGACACCGTCGCGGAAGACGATGCCGAACTGCTCCTGCGTTCCCTCTTCAGGACGCGGGTGGATGATGCGGGCCATGATGCTCTCCGATCAGGAGGGGAAGTGGGAGGGGCCGGCCGGAGGCGGTGGAAGACGTCTCCGGCCGGCGGGTACTACTTGGCGGTCTCGACCTCGAGGTGCTCGACCGGAACGGCGGGCGTCTCGTCGGCGAACGAGGCGAGGTCAGCGTCGGCGTCCTCGTCGTGGCTCACTTCGGCGACAACACCGCGCCAGGCGGTGGCCTTCTCGATGCCCTCAGGCGTCGCGCCCTCTTGTTCGAGAGCGAGCGTGAGAGTTGCCTCGTTCAGCTTGACGGTGTCACCGGCGTGAACGGGGAGCGCAGCGATGCGTGCGGTCTCGGCTTCGGCGGCAGCCTTGTCGGCCTTCTTCTCCGCGGCGGTCTTCGGGGTTGCGGACGGTGCGTCCTGACGCTTGAGGAGCGCCTTCGCCTCAGGGACGGTGATCGTCTCCCAGCGGGCGAGTTCTTCGAGATCCTCGCGGACCTCGTCGGAGATGATGATCTGTTCGCCCTCTTCGAGCGATCGGTATGCGGGTGCCACGGTTCCTGCTTTCGTGTAGGTCGAGATGAGGTGCGGGCGGCCGCGTGAACGGCCGCCCGCTACCGGCTAGGCCGGGTTACGCGTGGTTCGCGCCCTTGATGAGGACAGCGCGGTTGGCATCGAGCGTCTTCACGCCGTACAGCGTGTCGAGCGAGATGATGTCCTTCTTCTTGGACTGGTCGTAGCCGAAGACGACGCGGATGCCGAATCCCTTGTAGTTCAGGATCGCGGCGTTCGCGGCACCCTTGGGGAGTTCGAGCTGCCGGGTGACCAGCGCGACAGCCGTGCGGTGGAACGCGACGGAAATCTCGGTGGTCGGATCGCCGGCCACCTGGTCGCCGACAGCCTTCGGCTGGCCGATGTTCTGGCTCATGTACGCGTCGAAGCCGAACACGTTCTGTCCGATGCTGCCCTGACGCAGACCCGCCGTGGTGCCCGACTGCTCGGCACGCTTGATGATGTCGTTGTGCAGCCACTGGCCACGAGTCGTCGGACCGACGATGACTCGCCGTTCCTCCATCGGCACCTTCGCGATGTCGAGGAGCACGCCAGCGTCGATGAGCGTGTCAGGAGTGCTCCACGCCCACGTGCCCGTGCCGACCGTCGCGGTGATGTCGTTGCGGAACAGGAGCACGTCGCGGTCGATCTTCTGGGAGATCGCCTCGAGCGCCGGGTTGAGCAGCTCGGTGGAGAAGTCGGCGATGTTGAGCGCCATCTCCTTCGCCGTGACCGAGAACGAGACGTCGGCGAGGTGGTTCAGCACCACGGGGATGCCCGCCTCGGTCGCGTCCTGGATGGTGATGCCGGCCACCGGGTCGAACTCGTTCGCGACGAACACGGCGGGCTTGCGGATGGTGACCGTGTCGCCCTGCGCAGCGGCGAACTCCGAAGAGTAGTCGCGGTGCACGAGCTGGGCGGCGACGGTCGTTTCGTACAGGGTCGCCAGAGCCGCTTTCGCGATCAGCTGGGGGGTGAGGAAGGCGTTAGCCATTTTGAGTCTCTTTTCTGAGGGTCAGGTGTTACTTGTCCGCGAAGCCCCGGGCGGTCCGGTACTTCTTTCGGAATGAATCGACGTCTTCGGGGTCGTCGGTGACGCCCCCGCTTGGCGGTGTTTCACTTCCGCTGCGCGGGGCCACCTGGACCTTCAGCAACTTGGTGTTCTTCTCGATCTGCTCCTTGACGACTGCCGCCACCTGGGCGGCATAGTCGTCAGCGTTCGGATCGATGCCTGTGAGGAGGTCGTCAGCCTTGATGACTGCGCGCACGAGCGCGTCGTCGCCTCCATATGTTGCGGACGCCGTGTTGATCGCGTCCCGTTCGTTGCGGGCGATATCCCGCGAGCTGAGCGTCTCGAACTTGGTGCGGAAGTCGTCCCGCTCCGTGGTGAGGGTCTTGATGATGTCCTCAGGCGTCGCTTCGCCTTCGTCCTCGATCACGCCGAGCTTCTTGGCCAGCTCCGTCGCCCATGCCTTCTGCCCATTGGTCAGCGCGGTGTCGATCTGGGCCTGAATCGCGGCCTTGTCGTCGACGCGGTTCTTCGCCGCTTCCTTGCGGAGCTTCTCCACGTAGTCGGAGGTGAAGGTCTTGCCGCCGTCGGCGGAACCCTCGACAGTGTCGGCTGCGGCGGGTGGGCCCGGCTTCGGTGACTCCGGCTCAACCGGGGGCGTCCCGACGGGGGCGCCGCCCTCGGGGACGATCGGCTCCTCGATGTAGCGGATGCCCATGATGTCGTGCTTCGTGAGCTTGCGCGGGCCGTGAACGGTGTTCGTGATGATGGACATGCGAATGACTCCTCTGCGGCTCCTGGCCGCTATCGGTTATCGCCACCCCTGCGGTGGACGTGTTAGCCGCCGCCACCGCCGGGCAGGCGGCGATGACGACGAGATGAAGGGGGAGAGCAGTGGTTACGTTGGGATGTTGAAGGCCCGTCCTCGCCACTGCTCTCCGTCGCGGTCCTAGCCGGTTATCCGCGAGTGCGCTTGCCAGCGCGTGTCTCCGAAGGCGACCGTGGCCACTGTCCGGGACGTGTGTGGGGTTACAACAGCTGCTTGCCGTCGGCGAAGTGCAGCTGCTCGCGATGCGGGGCACGCGCGCGGCCCGTCAGCTCGAGGTGATACCGCAGTTCGAGTTGGAGGTCCTTGATCTCGTTCGCGGCGCGCTTCCGTGAGACCTGATCGCCAGCTACCGACTGATCCCGTTTCGCCGCACGGATCTGCACTTCAAGGTCGCGCTGCTTGATGCGGTCCTTCTCGGCCTGCGGGTCGTACTCCTGACCCTTCTGCGGGATCGAGAGACCCGGGAGGTAGGCGACGAACTTGTGACGGCAGTTCGGATGCATCAGCCCGGCACCGCGCGCCGCATCGGTGGTCGCGGCGATCTGCACGGTGACGACCGAATCCTCTGTCGCGTGCGGCAGTTCGACGGTGCCTGTCTGCCCATCCGTAGACAGGATCTGACCGACCCACGGTGCGCAGCGTTTGCACGAGTCGCCAGCACCGACGACGGTGACCAGGTTGACGCCCTGCTGCTGCATCCGGAACACACCAGCGTCGTTGTACGCCCGGTTCACGTAGGAGCGGCCGGCCATCTCCGCGTAGGAGCCGATGCGCCACGGCCGGTTCGCCTTGTCCACGAAGCCAGTGATCCCTTCGGACAGGAACCGCTGGACCGCCTGCTGCTGGGCTACACGACTCGCCTGCACACCGAGGAGCACGTTCGGCGCGGTCATCGAGATGATGCGCTGATATGCGTCGACCGGGTAGCGGGTGATGCGCAGGTGCATCGCTTCGAGGCGGGACGAGAGGTCGAGTGTCAGCTGTGCGACCGCCTGCGTCGCGCTCCCCGTGAGGGCAGTCGTCGGGGGCAGTCGCTTGGCCATGTTCAGCCGTTCCGCGGCGGACGCTTCGCCTTCCTTGGCGGCGATGTCGATCAGCTCCTGAGCGAGGCCAGCATCACGCAGCCGCCCAGCGACCTGCACAGCGGTGAACTGGAGGTCGCGGAGTGTCTGCGCCCGGTAGGCGGCCAGCTCGGCGAGCGCCCGGTTCCGCGCCACGACGGTGGTGAACGTGGCCCGGTCTGCGGCGGAGAGTGTCGCGTCGGCGAGCACCTGCTGCAGCGCGAGATCCCGGTAGGCGCGCTGCGCGACCTGGCGGATCAGTTCGTCCTCGGCGCCGGCGTAACGTGCAGCGAGCTCGGCGCCGAGTTCCTCGATTAGGGCGGATGATGAGACCGGGTTGGCCGGGTCTGGGACATACAGTGGCGACATCAGCCTCACCCAATTCCCTGCTAGGCGGCAGCGCGCAGCTTACGTGCGTGATAGCTGCGCAGACTCCGCTCGCGACCGCAGGCGCGGCACTTCCGGTGACCCTCCGGGGTGATGTACGTATTCGCAGTGTCGTACTCGTGATCCTGCGGGCAGTGCGTCTTTCGCGCTTCGGGGTGCGTGCCATGATCCACGGAGTCGAGGATATTGACCGATTGAGTGCCCCAGCGGATGTTGCTAGCGCGGTTGTCGGTTGAGTTGCCGTTGTTGTGACAGGCAAACAGACCGTTCGATGGGCCGTGGAACGCCTGAGCGACAGCTCGGTGGACGCGAATGAGTCCGCCCTGGACACCGATCTGCAGGTAGCCCTCTTTGTTCAGGAGGGTCTTGAGCACCCGCCCTTTGTGGTGGCGGGTGAACTCGCCGGTGCGACCTGTGGCCGCGACGGTGATGATGTGATCGACCGATCGAATCTGGCCGTCGCTACTCACCTCGAATTGGCCTTCGTGGCCGACGACGGGTCGCCATTCGATAGGCTGCATCGCAGCCCTCCTATCAATTCGTAGTTGATTCGGGGTTAGGCCTCGGGAGTGTTAGACGCACTCTTCGAGGCCGCTTCATTGTATCGAGAGCCACCGACGATCACTGGGCCCGAAATCCGATGTGCAGCTCGGTCGGCTCGTTCTGCCAAGCCCGCTCGACGAGCGACTCAGTGTCACGGTGCGGGTGCTGCTCGGTGCTGCGCGGCCCGTGGTCCACGACCTGCTGCATCTCGTTCATCCGCGCGGCCTTCTTGTTGGCGCGAGCGAGGTTGCGAAGGTCACTTGGTACGCGCATCAGCGGACGCCCGTTCTCTCCGCCACCGGAGGTAGTTGCGCCCGTAAACGGTGCCGTACGCGATCGCCGTGATGATGAAGCCGTACTGGGCGGTGACGATGGCGAAGACGAACCAGAGAGCCTGTGCGCTGAACGAGACAGCCCAGCCGAGCGGCGACTTGCTGCCCGCGAGGTAGATGCCGAGGATGCCGACGGCGGCGAGCGCCAGCGACCAGATGAGGTTCGTCACCGTCGGGTCTTCGCGCGCCGCTGCGCCTTGGTCTGCTGTGCGCGCCCGCTGGCCTTCTTCGACCGTGGTGCGGTGCGTACAGCGCTGAATGGTGACCAGATCATCGGCGCGCCTGCTCTCTGCGGGACAGGCCTGCGTGGTTCACATCGCCGCGGCCGCGCGACTTCTTCGAGATCCGCAGGTACCGGGAGACGAGGAACCAGTTTGGCCCATCGTTGCGCGGCCTCGTGCGGCAGATGTTGCAGAGCAGCACGAGGGTGCAGATCAGCACGAACCAAGCGAACGTCAGCATCAGGGCGCCTCCCTAGTGATCGTCAGCACGCCGCGCTCAGTGAGCGCCGCAAGGTCGGTCTTCGTGTACGCCCGATGTCCGGCCGCGGTTAGCTTCTGCTTGGCCCGCTTCACGTTCTCCCTCACCGTGCCCTCAGCGACAACGAGAGCAGCGGCGACCTGCTTGCAAGTCCACCCTTCGGCGTACAGGAGCACCGACTGGCTCTCCCGTGGCGAGAGGAGCGTCAGAAGCGCGGAGGCCATGCGAATGTTCGCGGTCCCTCGCCGACACCCACTGACGTGACCCAAAGCGTGTCGTTGCCATCGAGCAACACCTGCCCGTTGACCAAGCTGGTGGGAGTTGTTCCCCATGCGCGGACGATAATCATCGGGTACACGTCACCGACGCGCAGTGTGTTGCCGGCGTGGATCTGTGACCCGTCCGCCGTCTCGCGGTGAGCGGTGAGGCTCGCCGCGGCGTCTGCGCGACGCTTGTTCTGCGCCTCGGCGTCTCCTTCGCTGATCGTGTAGAGGACGATGCGACCGGGAGTAGGGATCTGCGTCATGGTGTGGTGTCTTCCTGTTGAAGTGATGCGTTGGGGTCGATCGAGGGCGGTGCGAAAGGGTCGTCGCCGGTGAAGGTCGTCGGGTCGGGCACGGATCCGAGACCGCGCTCCGATTTGATGTCTGCCACCTCGGTGTCGATGTCGTCAGCATCGAGAGTCGGCTGAGCCATGACCACCTTTGTGCGGGTGGACACAGCGCCGGCAGCGTCGAGCATCTGCACCGTCTGCGCCCGCACCAACGGGGAGACCTGCGACACCTCAGCGAACTTGATGTCCGGGAGGTCCATGATCAGCGCGCCGCCCTGGCCGGGGAACACCAGCGCGTCGATGGCCAACGCCGTCCGGGCCAGGCGGGCGAGCGCCGGTCGAACGTACAGGGCCTTCTTGTCGCGGGTCCGCTCCGAGTCGGTGCGATCGTCGTTTACCTCAGTGGCCGTCTTCAGCCCACCGTCGTCCTTGATGCCGAAGTGCGACACCGAATATCCGGCGGACTGGGCGATCTCCCGCTTCAGCTCCTGAATGGCATCGATGTGTTCCTTCACCCGGATGTTGAACTGGGAGATGGTGATCGAGCCACCCTTGCCGTCATCGACAAGGCCACCGACAGGCGAGTACACCTGACGGCCAAGGTCGACCGACGCCTGCTGGCCGCGACCGTTGAGCTTCAGGTACGACTCGGGAACCGTGAGGCGACCCATGCCGTTGTCGAAGTCGCGCATCAGCGAACCCCAGAGGGTGTTGATGCGGGCGAACAGCGGCTGCAGTCCGAAGAAGTCCGACCGGCCGAGGTTCGCCAGGTCGCCCTTCTTGTCCCACATCGGGTGCGGCATCATGTTGGGGAAGTACTCCACCGTCAGCCACGGCACACCAGTGCGCACGACGACGTCGAGCGTGGCAGCCATCGGCAGGACAGACGCGTCAACGACATCGATGAGGGACAGGTAATGCGCTGTCTCCGTGATCGTGTCGAGCGGCACCTGATTACCCTGAGTGGCCGAGGTGCCCTTCCACAGCGAGTAGGTGATCGAACCGGGCGCGTGCTTCTCGAACAGCCGGTAGGTGTCGTCGGTCTTCACGTGGTCAGTCCAAGCCGTCGCGCCGGACAGCTCGCCATACCGCCACTCGGGGATGACACAGTCGAGGCGGAACGCACGGAACCAGACGTGCTCGCGGAAGGTCTTGTCCCAGACGGCGGTGAGGTACGCGCCACCGTGAGCGGCCGCGTACTCGCCGGCCCGGAGCAGCTCAGCGTGAGCAGCATCGGAGGACACGATCAGCTCGAGGCGTTCTTGCGCGGCCTTCCGCTCCGGCTTCGCATCCTTGCCGCTCGAATCGGGCAGCGTGATCGACGGAGCTTCAGCGAACAGGAGGTCAGCGGACAGCTGCGCCAGGTCGCCGGCGACAGGGATGCTCAGCGCGGAACGGTTCTCCCCATTCTGCGGTGTGCCGAACAGGCCCGTCGACACTGCGCCCTGCAGGCCGCCGACGTACGGCTGGCCGTTGCGGAAGTGAGTCGGGTTGCCCTGCCACTGGGCGATCCGCTCCACGTCGTTCGAGTACCAAGCGTCGTCGATCTCGATCTGCTTAAAGGCGACGTCATAGGGTGCTGGTGGAAACTGCGCCATGGCGAACCTCCGTGCGGTGTCGTGCCCCGTGAGGGGATCAGGCGGCGTCGAGCTCGGCGAGCCAATTCGAACGGGTGGTGTAGATGCCGTAACCGCCAGCGTCGAGCGAGTGGTCGTCATCCTTGACCACTTCGTCTTCGCCCTTGGCTGTCGCTTTCGGGTCCCACCGGTACTCGGTGACTTCCGCGTTCCAGCCTTCGCACCGGTCGGTGACGATCAGCTGGTCGTTGGACAGGAGGCGGCCGATGAGTGAGATGCGCTTCGACACCGAGTTGTGCGCCGTGGTGACGTTCATCTCATCGAACAGCCGCAGTTCCGTGGAGAACGCTGCAGCCGCCGGGTCAACGACCTGATACTCGGCGGGCAGGAACGCATCGTACGGCGTATGCGCCTTCTTGACCCACGCCCGGTACTGCTGCGCCTGGATGGACGGGGCGAGCTGCACTCCGCTGTGGTCGCGCGGGTCGTAACGCCACTCGTCCATGAGGACCAGCCGCGGCTTCGGTTCGGCGGTGATGCCGACGCGGAGAGCAGCGGATGCGTTCGAGACACCGAAGTCGATACCATCGGCGAGCACCCGGTCGATGCGCGGCATGTCGTCGAAGCGGATGATGTGCCGTTCCGGGTCCCACATCGGGTACACGGCGCCGGCAGCGTTCGTCCACTGGCCGAGGATCATCCGGTCGTAGAACACGCCGGCGAAGGAGCGTTTCATCTGCTCGACGTACCACGACGGGAGCGCCGGGTTGTCGAGCATGGTGAAGTGGAAGTGGACGACATCCTGCGCGTCGGCCTGCATGATCCACTTCTTGCGGATCCAGTGATTCATCGACGCTGGGTTCATCGTCCCGAGCAGCCGCGCGCCTTCGACACGGAGACGGGTGATCAGCATGTCCCAGAACGCCTCGACGAGCAGCGCGGCCTCGTCGACGTACACGAGCCCGATCGTCTTACCCTGAATGCGCGCCACCGACGAGGCATTGTTCGCGCCGACGAGGATGATCTCCCGGCCCAGAATCCATGCCTTCGTCGCGCCCGGCGTGTACTTGATCTGCGACGTCACCGCAGTGCCGAACAGGTCCGGGTTCATCAGTTGCTCGAACACGTTCGTGTAGATCGTGTCCAACGAGTTGCCGACGATGACGATCAGCCCATTGCGGGGAGCGATACGAACCGCGAGCAGGAACGCGATCAGCGACGCGAAGGTCTTCCCTGACGACACGGCTCCAGACCACAGCGCAATGCGCCGCGTGCCGCTGTCCACGATCGACAGGAGCTGCGCCTTCGAGATCTTCTTCAGCAGAGCGTTCAGCGCACCAGCGTCAAACAGCATCGGTGTCGCCGAGCGGCACATCATCCTGCAACCGGAGCAACGCCGCGGCCGCAGTGAGGTTCCCGGCCAAGGCGTCGAGCACGCCGACCGTTATGTCGAGCCCGCCGTTGTCCTTCTCGAGGATGCGCGTCGCCTTGTCGATAGCGACACCAGCGAGGCGATGGATCTTCTCGCGGACATCCACAGGGACCTCGTCGAGCAGGTGCTCCTCGTAAGTGTTGTCCTTGCCGCCGAAGTTATAGACGAGGAACTTGCCATCGAGAGCGTCAACAGCATCATGCGAAGACACCATCAGCTTCTGAGAGAGCAGCAGGCGCGACTCCGCGAGATCGACCGTGTGAGCACGCACCGCGATCGCAGTCTTCGTACGGTCGAAAGAGAGGCTCTCCTTCTTCGCCCAACGACTGATAGTCGACGGGGCGAAGCCGAGAGTCTTCGCGATCGCATTGCAGGACAGGCCGTTGTCGAACAAGGTGCGGGCTCTCGCGCGCATAAGGCCGTCGAATGTTGCGCGCACCACAGGATCACCTCGCTCGAATGGTTCGGACTGCCGAGCGACGCCTGGACGCTCAGGGTGTTGCGATGCTGCTTACCCGCCAGTGGAGGATGGTGACCTCTGCCAATGAATTGCTGTGTAGCCCGTCAAGGAATCGAACCCCGACCATGACGCTCAAGCGCCATATGCTGCCATTACACCAACGGGCCGTGCTGCTCGAATCTATATGAGTGCAGAGTGGCGGGCCCACAGGCATTCCGGCGGCCATTGTCGAGTCCGACCGGGGTGCGGCCATTCCGAAGCGCATCAGGTAGACGATTCGGCAGCACTGCGCAGGTCCACCACGGCCGGAAAGGTTCGACCGCTCAGGGTGGCCTTCGTCCCACAGCGGGGACGTTGACGCGGTGCTGCCGAAGAGTGGGGAACGGGGACCAGCGCCCAGCCGCGTGAGGGAGCTACCATCGCGCGTCAGATCCGGTATGCATCCCGAGATCTCGTTCCTTGCACACCCCCGAGGAATCGGACCTCGTACACGCGGGTTTGGAATCCGCTGCTCTGCCAATGAGCTAGGGGTGCAGGTGCAGAGTGGCGGGGCGGGATGGGCTAACCATTTCTCTGCGCCCCGCGCACTCTCGCTATTCAGTTGTGGTCTTGGTTACTCGTCGCTGCCGTACACCGCATCGCGGGCACGGCGCAGGACACGGATGAGCTTGTTGATCTCGTCTCGCGTCAGGGTCGGCGTGTACTGGAAGATCGACGTGTCAGCGGAGAGCGTCTGCATCTCGCCAGGAGCGGCAGGGGCCAGCTTGTCGAGGATCGCTCTCGCGTCGTTGGCTCGCCCGAGGATGTCTTGCGGGTGTGCCTCGAGGGAGAGTTGCACGTGGCCGGCGCCGAAGTCGTCCACCCTCAGCCAGTTGACGTGCAGCCGCGGGTCGACGTAGTCGTAGGTAACTTCCCCGAACGTGGGCGGAGTGTCGCTCGGCCACGGTTCGGCGGGGGAGATGCCGGTCACCACGGCGGGGTGCGACTTCGGGAAGTTGATCTGTTCTCTGGGCATCGTGCCTCATTCATTCAACCGCATCACGCGGTCTGCCCGGCATCGCGCCGGGGAGCTTGTCGATTCAGCTATTCCGTGAATAGCGCCTCTTGCCGCTTCTTGGCATCGGCGAGTTGCGCCTCGGCTGCGATTCGTTCGGCTGGATCGTTCGCTTTGATTGCGGCGAGCTTGCGAGCGCGGAGTGCGGGAAGCTCCGCTTGGATCTCGTTGAAAGCGGTGATGATCTGTGTCGTTGTCATGTGAGCAACAATAGCAATGCGCTTGCGTTAGCACAAGTCACTTGCTACATTCTCACCATGACACGAATCGACCAAAGATGAACTGGCGCATGGCGGAAACAGCCGCAAGAGAGTTGCGCTTGCTAAACTCAGCCGCTATGAGCACCGACCTTGACGACCTCCGCGCGACCGCCGAACAGATCAGCGAGCGGAAGGCGCTCGAGCTGCAGCGTGACAAGCTGATCGTCGCCAAGCGCCTCGCCGGTCACCCATGGCAGGAGATCGCCACCGCTGCCGGGCTGTCGTTCCAAGCGACGCAGACAGCAGCGAAGCGAGCCAACAAGAACAAGCTGCCGCAGCCGAAGGCGAGCACCCTCAAGCCAGGCGCCCGCATCGTCGGGTGAAGTAGTTCCCGCCGTCACCGCTTCTGCAACGGGTCGGGCCACGCCTCGTCCGCTCTGGCGTTACTGCTAGTTCGCGCGCTGGCGGGGGTTGCAGCCCAGTCGGAAGTGGAGGCTCCGGCGCGGCGGGAAGATTGGGCCGGCCGACCACCCGAGTGTCGGCCGGC